TACCAGGTATCTGACGAGAAGGTCTACAACGTCGTCAGCGTGACCCCGACAGCAGGGTCAGAACAGGTCGCCACCAGTTCTGCGTCCATTGACGAGTACCGTGAACGCGCCCTAATCCTGACAGACGTACCACTGACGACCGACCTACAGGCTGACCAGTTGGCGCAGATCATTCTGGACAAGGAGAAACTGCCACTAAGTCGTATCAGTTCAGTTAGCACCGACCCGCGGGTGTCTGTTCACTCGTCAGCAGTCGCCTTGAAAGGTGAGATTCTGACCAAGGTGAACGTGGTTCGTACCCCACCTGGCGGGACGACCACCACCTACAAGATGTTCTTGATTGGTGTGCGTCATTCGATCACGCCCGAAACTTGGACCACAGAGTTCGTCACTGACTATCGCGGTGACCTACTGGTGTTCCCGTGACAATCGTGTAATCTAAGGAGACTGCGCTATGGCTATCAACTACCCCACCAGCCTAGACACTTTCACGAACCCCACCAGTTCCGACGCGATGAACTCGGTGACGGTTCCTCACGCCACCCAACACTCTGATCTGAACGACGCTGTTGAAGCCTTGGAAGCCAAGGTGGGTGTGAACGGGTCTGCTGTCGCCACGTCGCTTGAATACCGTGTGACGACGTTGGAGAACGCAGAGATTCCCGACACGATCATTGACGCTAAGGGTGACCTGATTGTGGGTTCGGCAGACAACGTGGCGACCCGACTAGGTGTCGGTGCTGACACCTACGTTCTAAGTGCGAATAGCGGTACAGCGACGGGCTTGGAATGGGTCGCAAGCGCAAGCGGGCCAGGGGGCGATGATGCTAACCTAATCCTCGGTTTCGGGTGCTTCCTTTAGGAGAACGACTATGGCGACATTCAGTAAGCAACTTCTGTCAGGTTCGACAGGTGGGCGACTCATCAAAGTCGCGGCTACCGCTTCGACTGGCACGACGATTCACGCAACAGGCACTTCGGCCACGATTATTGACGAAGTGTGGTTGTATGCCGTGAACAGCGATTCGACTGACCGCAAACTGACGATTGAGTTTGGTGGCACGACTTCGCCTGACGATCTGATTGAGTTTACGGTCACCGCCGAATCAGGGTTGTATCTGATTGTTCCTGGTTTGGTTCTGACTGGTGACGGTGCCGCGGCTCGCACGATCACAGCGTTCTGCGCTTCCGCAAACGTCGTCAGTATTGGCGGTTATGTCAATCGTATTACCCCGTGAGGTTGATTAGATGAGCGCAAGATACGGTTCACGCACCCGTAGTGGTGAGGCGGTTTCTGGTTTCGGTCGGGCAGGCGGTGGCGCGGCACTTTCCGAAATCACTGTCACTGGCTCTCCCGCGCCTGCCGTTACGACCACGCCTGTTCTAATCGGGAATCAGGAATACATCGTCGCGCAAGTGATTGGTTCGACGACCTTGACATTCGCTGGCACCCCCGCTGACGCAGGCGCAGAAATCGTCGTGACTGCGGGTGGCGGTGGTGGCGGTGGCAAGATTCCTACCTCACCTGGTTATCCTTACATGGGTCTTGGTGGTGGCGGTGCTGGCGGTGTAATCACAGCGAAGATTCCGCTTGGTGCTGGCCCATACCCGATTACCGTCGGTGGTGGTGGCGCAGGAAATACTTCAGGAACGCCAACAACAGGTTTCGGGTACACGGCTGTGGGTGGTGGGTACGGCGGGTGGAACGTCACTACAAGTGGCGGGCCAGGTGGTTCTGGTGGTGGCGGTCATAATGGCGGTGGTGGCGGTTCTGGTACGCCAGGGCAGGGAAACCCAGGTGGGGGTTCTAAGAACTCGTCGGGTGGCGGTGGTGGTGGCGCATTACAGTATGGGGCGCGCGGGTATCTACAGAGTGGCAACAGCCCCAACCCTGACGGTGAATCGGGTGCTGGTGGTGGCGGGTACGCCATTGACTGGTTCGGCCCGAAGCAAGGCTATGGCTCTGGCGGTGGCGGTGCTGGTTTCACCGATCTCGGCACTCCTGGCGGTTTTTTTCTGAACTACGGTCGCGCGGCAGACGGTGGCGGTACTTATTCAGTTTCCGGTGCCGCGGCGTATCGTGGCGGTGGCGGTGCTGGTGGTGCTATTGACTGGCCCGCAAGTTATGTATCACCGCAAAGTGGTGGTAGCGGTTCAGTGATTATCCGATTCAAGAGGTTCCAGTAATGGCACACTTCGCACGCTTAGATGAAAGCAACGTCGTTACAATGATTGCCGTCATTTCCAATGATGACATGATTGACGAAAACGGGCTTGAAGTAGAGGCGTTAGGAATCGCTGTATGCGAAACCGTTATTGGCCCTGGCCCGTGGGTTCAGACTTCCTACAACAACAATCAACGCACCCGATACGCTGGTGTCGGATACACCTATGACGCTAGCCACGACGCGTTCATACCACCGAAACCGTTTCCGTCTTGGGAACTTAGTGACGATCTAAACTGGGAACCACCGATCATCGAACCGGAACCCACCGACATAGATTATCACTGGTCTTGGAACGAGGAACTTGGCGCATGGGAGAACCTGCCCAACGAAAACCCCGTACCTGAAGCAGATGTGCCAGTGATCGGCTAACTATGATCGAAGAACCCTGTTTCGTAGGGAATCTGTTCGTATCACCACACCGAATGGATAACGTGGGTGACACAATCGGTGGACATACTCACTATTTCGATCATGTCAGTTTCCTTGTCACTGGTTCTGTCGAAGTCTTCGTAGAAGGTCACGACCCGAAGACACTTGTAGGACCAACCTTCGTTGTCATTCGGAAGCACATCAGACACCGCATAGTCGCCTTAGAACCGAATACACTATGGTACTGTGTCTTCGCTATTCGTGACATTGACGGTAATCCGCAAGAAATCGTAAGCGAATACACCGATCCCTGGTTCACTCAAGTAGCGGGACGATTTTGGGATACCCGCAACCTAGAAGAAACACCGACACGTCAAGAGGCACGGCTCAAGAAACCGTAGTCGCAAAGGGGGATAATGAAATACGAAACAAAGCCAGTTGTCGTCAGCGACCTGTTTGACAAAGACACATACGAAACTATCTTGCGTTTCATGGACGATTGGACACCCATCGTTCATTTAGATAGTGACCGTCACTTGACTGACGCACCGTTCAAGTTCAATCGTCGTCATGCGAACGACGTTGGGTTCTTCGTTCAGATTCATGGGCAACTAACAGAGTTCGCTAGTGACCTGTTTGGAGAACGAGTCAAACCGTCATACTCGTTTCTTTCAATGTATGACAAGGGTGGACGTTGCCCACTTCACATTGACCGCCCACAATGCCGATACACGATTGACTACCTGATTCGTCAAGAGCAAACGGAAGCATGGCCGATCTGTGTTGGCTCACACATGAGCGATAAGCAGGTATCGAAGATTGCCGATAAGCACCCGATCACGGACGAAGACAAAGCGACTGTCATTGAGTCTGTAGATTGGACAACCGTGAATCTGACTGCGAACGACGCAGTGTGTTACTCAGGGACAAACGCCTGGCATTACCGACCCGAACCAAGTCAAGGTACTGCCGATCTCGTATTCTTCCATTTCGTTCCTTGGGGGTTCCGTGGCGCGCTCAAATAAACTGAATCTAAATCTGAATCTGCCAGAACGTCCTGACCCAACGAAGGGAAATGGGTCGTGGCCGTTGAAGTTGGACCATGTAGAGAACTGGGCGTGGCGTTCTGACGTATTCACGCCAGAAGAACTAGACACGATACTTGAAATAGGAAAGCGAACTGAACTCCATAAGGGGTCAACTAACGGCGTTCAATCAGACAAGAATCGCAACTCGTTCGTTCAGTTCTTGTTCCCAAACGAGATAACAGGTTGGGTGTTTGAGAGGTTGGCAGGCGCGATAACAGAAGTGAATGAACTGTTCTTTCGGTTTGATCTGAATGGCATGGAACAAGGTCTTCAGTTCACCAGGTACACAGCACCAGGAGAGCATTACAGTTGGCACATTGACAAGGGGTTCATGGTTCCTGCGCGAAAACTGTCATTGTCACTTCAACTGAATGACCCAAGCGAATACAGTGGTGGCGAACTTCAACTAAAGTTAGGACGACAGAATCACACAATGACGAAAGAACGAGGCATGGTTACGTTCTTCCCGTCCTACACGCTTCATAGGGTGCGTCCTGTTACGAAAGGCACACGGTACAGCCTGGTGGCGTGGGTAAGTGGCCCACCGTTCAAGTAGGCGACTACGACGAAGACGACCGTCAGCAAACTACACTTAGGGTGAACTACGTTCGCTATCTGACTGTAAGGAGATTAGGCGGTGGCTACAGACACTTTCGCCCCATACAAGAGCCACGAGGAATGGTCACCTGCCATTCACGCCTTCGTCATCACACCAGACGACGACAACGATCTTGCTTATGTCACTCGTTCGATCTATGTCGGTGTCGGTGGCACAATCGTTCTGATTACCGCTGGCGGTGAAACCGTGACCTTGGTGAACGTCCAGTCGGGTTCGGTCTTGCCGTTGCGTGTGTCTCGTGTGAAGGCGACCAGCACTTCGGCCACGAACATGATCGGCCTGTACTGACGTGTTCCTCGGTCTTGGCCTCGTCCTGTCCAGGTTGGTTGAGCCTGGGAACGCACCGCCACCCCTGGGTTCGGCCATGCTTCAAGAAGACGGGGACGACATTCTGTTGGAAGGCACTCTTGTCGAATACCTCACATTGGAGTTAGCGAATGGCTGACAAGCGCATTACACAACTGACCGCCTCATCGGGCTTGGTGGCGACTGACATTCTGCCCGTCGTGGACGACCCAGGCGGTTCACCCGTTACGCAGAAGGCGACTGTTCAGCAGGTCGCAGAGGCTGTTCAAGCGATCTTCGACGCTGTTCCTACTTATGACCCTGCCGGTTCTGCTTCGACCGCACAGACCGCCGCGGAAGGTGCTTCGATTGCTTCGTCTGTTCTCGCCAGTAAGGGCGATCTGGTTGTCGGTGACGGGAACATCGGGATCAACTACGACAATCTGGCGGTTGGTGCGAATGGCACGGTGCTGGTCGCTGACTCTAACGAAACACTCGGCCTGAAATACGCCGACAAGGAACTAATCACAGTTCCCGCCGAACAGACAGGCGCAACATACACGCTGGCCCTCACCGACAAGTCGTCGGTCGTTCGCATGAACTCTGGTTCGGCGCAGACACTCACGGTTCCACCGAACGCAAGCGTGGCGTTCCCAATCGGTTCCCAGGTCATCATCGTCGCTATGGGCGCAGGCGCAGTCACAATCGCGGCAGGTAGCGGAGTCACGCTACGTTCCAAGGACAGCAATCTGGTCATTGACGGGCAATACGGAATGTCTGCGTGCGTGAAGATTGCTTCTGATGAATGGGTTGTGACAGGACAACTCACCAGTTGATCGGCGGTGTTGTCGTCACAGGTATTCGGCTGATTACTGGACGCAGAACGCAATAGGCGTTCACCACTGACGACAACTACAACCTGACAACGCTTGCGGTAACTAGCGTTGCGTTCATGTTGAACAAGACCCAGTTGAACGACGTACT